TTACTTGAACAACAAAGACATATTGAAGGAGATACACAAGAGTAAAAGCACCTACTGTTGGTTTGCAGAACCCGAAAATGCCGACTATGATATCATTGTTACCGTGAACGCCAAGGGCACAATTGCCAAGAAAGACATACTACAGGGCAGGAAAAATCGTGCAGAACGCCTGGCTAAAGTGGCGTTAGAAGCAGCAAATGCAGACGGAAGCAAGCACAAGCTGGACGAGTTCGAAATCAAATACACCAAGATCCCAGAAACAGATGTAATTTTCAGAGTAATGACCTGGACTCACATTCCCGTGGATGACAGCAAGACCAAAAAAGCACAGTTAGAAGAAGAGGAAGCTCCGCTGGAAACAGAATACGATGCAGGAGCAGAAGAATTAGTAAAACTACCTACCAAATACGTTAAAGTAAATTTTCCACCGTTTCAGCACTGGCGCATCAACGCTGAAGGTGAGTTTTACGTAGTGGGCATCAGTCACTGGAAAGGTGACAAAGACACAGGCAACTATTCTAGGGAGCATGGCAACATGACCAAGAAACTGGCGCTGATGTTCATGAAACTGTGCGAACGCTATGCTACTCGCTCAAACTGGCGCGGTTATACATACAACGATGAAATGCGCAGTCAGGCACTGCTACAATTATCACAGATTGGACTACAATTCGATGAAAGTAAATCACAAAATCCCTTTGCTTATTATACTGCTGCTATTACTAATAGTTTTACTCGAGTGCTTAACATCGAGAAACGTAACCAAAATCTTAGAGATGATATCTTAGAAATGAACAACTTGAACCCAAGTTATACTCGTCAGAGTCAAAACAGCAGTTGGGGATCAGGTGGCGGGACCTACGAAGAATAGATTGTCAAAAGTCTTGCGTTTGTCATTATAACTGTCTATACTTGTAAGCTATGTCTAACCTATTTAAGAAGGCCGCGGTCTTCACCGATATTCACTTTGGCTTAAAAAGCAACAGTATCACTCACAATGAGGACTGTCTAGCATTTGTTAAGTGGGCAGTCGCTAAAGCAAAAGAACAAGGTTGTGAAACCTGTTTCTTCACTGGCGACTGGCACAATAACCGAGCGGCGTTGAACATTCTCACTTTGAGCTACAGCTTAAAAGCATTGGAGCATATGAATGACAATTTTGACATTGTTTATTTTATTCCTGGTAATCATGATCTCTATTATCGTGATAAGCGAGATGTACAATCCGTTGAGTGGGCAAGGCACCTCCCTAACGTCCGTATATGCAATGACTGGTTTAGTGATGGTGATGTTACTATTGCACCTTGGCTGGTAGGGGACGATCATAAAAAGCTGCTAAAGAAAAAAGGCAAGTACTGCTTTGGACACTTTGAGCTTCCTGGCTACTACATGAACGCCATGGTACAGATGCCAGATGTAGGCGAAGCCAAGCGTGAAGACTTCTTGGGATTTGAACATGTGTTTACCGGACATTTCCATAAACGCCAGAGTTCAAACAATATTACCTATATTGGCAACTGTTTCCCACACAACTATGCAGACAACGGTGATGAAGATCGTGGCATGATGATACTTGAGTGGGGCAAAGACCCTGAGTATCATGCGTGGCCCGATCAACCCACATACCGCGTGTTGGGACTCAGCGAAATAGTTGACAATCCTGAACGCATCTTTAAACCCAAGATGCATGCTCGAGTAAACATTGACATTGATCTCAGCTACGAAGAAGCAAACTTTATCAAAGAAACCTTTGTTACCACGTACCAATTGAGAGAGCTTAGTCTAATCCCAAACAAGAGAGTTGATGTTAACGAAGCTGTAACTGGTGAAATCAAATTTGAAAGTATCGACACAATCGTGCAAAATCAAATCAATGCTATCGAAAGCGATCACTTTGACCCTAACCTGTTGTTAGATATCTATAGAAACTGCTGATGTTTAGAATAAAAACCTTAACCTGCAAAAACTTTATGAGCGTGGGCAATGCCACGCAGGCCATTCGTTTTGATCGCAATGATCTTACACTGGTGCTGGGACAAAACCTAGACCTAGGCGGTGACGATACAGGTGCTCGTAACGGCACAGGCAAGACCACTATTATTAATGCTCTTAGCTATGCCCTCTACGGTGAAGCACTTACCAAGATACGTAAAGAAAACTTAATTAACAAGACCAATGGCAAAGCCATGATGGTTACCATTGAGTTTGAAAAAGATGGTGTTGCTTATAAAATTGAACGAGGTCGTAAGCCCAACATCACCAAGTTCTTTGTAGGCGACATAGAACAAGAAAACAAAGAAGACGAGAGTCAAGGTGACAGCCGCGAAACACAACATGCCATTGAACAACTGCTGGGCATGAGTCACGACATGTTCAAGCACATTGTTGCGCTGAACACCTACACCGAACCTTTCCTAAGCCTTAAAGCAAATGACCAGCGTGTGATGATCGAGCAACTGTTGGGTATCACCCAACTAAGCGAAAAAGCCGAGACGCTTAAAGAACAGATTAAGAGTACCAAAGATGCAATCACACAAGAAGAATTTCGTGTGAAAGCAGAACAGGATGCTAACCAACGCATGCTGGATCAAATTGAAAATCTCAAACGCAGGCAAGGGCTGTGGAATAAAAAGCACAGTGATGATATTGCTGGATTCCAGGCTGCATTTGATGAGCTGGCAAAACTGGATATTGAAACTGAACTGGCAGCGCATCAAGCATTAACTGCTCATGCGCAACTGATCAAGGACCGTGCTGCACTAGAGAAACTGATTGCTCGCTGCGAACTAGACGAAGCTAAAGAAACCAAATTATGTGACAAGCTCAAAGCAGAAATTGCGCAACTGGAAGATCACAAGTGTTATGCTTGCGGGCAGGACATGCACGACGAAAAGCATGAGCAGGTGCTTGCAGACAAACGTAAATCGTTGCAAGAAGCTGCACTACAAGCATTATCTACAAATACGCAGTGGATAGAAAACACAGATGCGTTAAAAGCATTGGGCTTACCAGGTCCTGCACCCACTACATTTTACACGCAAGAAAGTGATGCATTTGAGCATCGCAGCAGCATGGCCCATGTGTTGAGTCAGCTTACTGCCAAGCAGGACGAGCAGGATCCATATGCAGATCAAATAGCAGAAATGCAGGCGCAGGCGCTGGCAGACATTGATTATACTACAATGAACGAGCTGGTGCGCTTGCGAGATCATCAGGATTTCCTGCTAAAACTGCTCACCAGCAAGGACAGTTTTGTACGCAAACGCATCATAGACCAGAATTTAACCTATCTCAACACACGACTGAGCTCCTACTTAGACAGTATAGGACTTCCGCATACCGTGACATTTTTGAACGATTTAACGGTGAATATCACTGAGCTAGGGCGTGAGCTGGACTTTGATAATCTCAGCAGAGGCGAGAGAAATAGGCTAATATTAAGCCTTAGCTGGAGTTTCCGCGATGTATGGGAAAGCCTGTATCAGCCCATAAATCTGCTGTTTATTGACGAAGTAGTAGACAGCGGCATGGACAGTTCTGGAGTAGAAGCAGCACTGGCCATACTGAAGAAAATGAGTAGAGACCGTAACAAATCTGTATGGTTGGTCAGTCACAAAGACGAACTAACCAGCAGGGTAAACAACGTGCTAACTGTTACAAAAGAAAACGGATTCACATCTTATGGCACTGACGTTGACACAAAATAACAAAATTTTATCATGGCACCGCAGGGGATAACTATGTTAGCGCATCATGACATGGACATTTCAAGGACACACAGTTGAAGAATTACCCGAAGACTGTATTGGGTTTGTCTACATGATCGTTAACAATATCTCTGGTAAAAAATACATAGGCAAAAAGCTCGCAAAATTTAGCAAGACCACATACAAAACTGTTAAACTGAAAAACGGCACTAAAAAGAAAAAGAAGATCAGAAGCAAGATTGATTCTGATTGGCAAACCTATTATGGCTCAAACGATCAACTAAACAAAGATGTTGCAGCTCTAGGGCAAGACAACTTTACCAGAGAGATCCTATTTTATTGTAAATCAAAGGCAGAATGTAGTTACATTGAAGCTCGAGAACAATTCACACACAGAGTTTTAGAATCAGCAGATTACTACAACGGACACATACAGGTCCGTGTACATGGCTCACACATTATCAACAAGATTTA